AAACAGCTATCGACCAAACAGTAGCGCACTATTTAAAGAAAGTTGAATTTATCGACGGACCTAAAATAGTAAAAACCTTTAAATAAACCAAACTCAATTAAATTAAATTAAATCAAATATGGACGCAATTGTCAAAAACCTTAACTTCGGCGAAGAAGCCAGAGTTAATGTATTTAAAGGAATAGAAAAACTCACAAGAGCTGTTAGCTCCACACTCGGGGCTAGCGGCAAATGTGTGATGCTTGAGGATCATACTGGAAAGCCCGTTATTACAAAAGATGGTGTTACTGTAGCAGACTCGATAGTCTTGCTTGATCCTATAGAAAATATGGGAGCAACGCTTTTAAAAGAAGCAGCTAGAAAAACAGTTAAAGAAGCAGGTGATGGCACAACAACAGCGACAGTTTTAGCTCACGCTATACTTGAAGAAGCTTATAAGGTTGCAGATAAAACAAACTCAAGAGAGTTGAAGGACGGTATAAATAAAGCCGTTGAAAATGTGGTTAAGTTTTTGCAGTTAGCATCTGTAGATGTTAAAGGCGATATGATAGATCAAATAGCTACAATATCTACAAACAACGACCCTGAGCTTGGTAAAATTATAGCAGACGCTTTTAGAGCGGTTGATAACACAGGTGTGGTCATGATGGAAACAGCTTCAGATGGTAAAACATGTGTTGAGGTTGTAGATGGTGTTCAGTATGACAAGGGAATTAAAAATTCTCACTTTATAACTAACAAAGCGGTTAAGACTGCTGAGTTGGAAAAACCATTGGTTTTACTTTTAGAGTCACCAGTGGATACGGTTAGACAAATACAATCAGTGCTAGAGTATGTAATAAAAAACAACAAACCTTTGCTTATCATAGGCGATTTAGAACAAGGTGTTTTATCAGCTCTGGCAATGAATAAAATGAAAGGAGCCATAAAAGTGAACGTTATTGACGCACCAACTTACGGAATAAGCAAGCAGCAGATGCTTGAAGATCTTTCACTTCTAACTGGCGCAACTATTATAAATGAAGATCTTGGAGATGATATGGACATGATACAACCAGAGCACTTAGGATCTTGTGTTAAAAGTATAACATCTCATCAAGACACTGTTTTGCAAGTAGCAGAACCCAGCGATGAAGTTTTAAGTGTTATAAGTGATTTAAAGAAAAAGCTTTTAGTAGAGAAAAATCCAAACAACCTTATTAAACTTGAAAAAAGATTAGCAATGCTTTCAGCTAAAATAGCTATTGTAAAAGTAGGTGCTAATTCAGAAATAGAATTAAAAGAAAAAACAGATAGAGTAGAAGACGCTATCTGTGCTACTAAGGCTGCTATTAAAGAAGGGATTGTTCCTGGTGGTGGTATTGCTCTATTAAATGCCGCAACAAACTTAAAACCTAATTCGATTGGCGAAACAGTGTTACTTGAAGCCATAAAAGCACCATTCAAAGTTATACTTGAAAATGCAGGTGTTGAAAACGTGGAGACACCAATTAGAAAAGGGCAAGGTTACAACGTGGTTACAGGAAAAATGGTAAATATGACAAAGTCAGGTATTATAGATCCTTTACTCGTCACTAAGAGCGCTCTTCAAAATGCAGCTTCCGTAGCAACTACTATTTTATCTACAGATTGTGTAATTAATAATTTAAGAATTAATGAAGGCGGTAGGTAAAAATATAATTATAAAAAAGACAAAACAAGGAACCACTAAAACAAAAGGTGGTCTTCTCTTGGCAGAAACACATAGAGATGACATTAGGTATATTGAAGCTTCTGTTGTCTCAGCAGGTGATGAAATAAACAACTTAGAAAAAGGTAGTGTTATACTATACGATAAACACGCTGGACATAAGATAGAGGTTGACAAAGAAACATATCACGTTATAAAAGTAGTAGACGTTGTGGTTGTTTTATGAGGCGTTTAGAAACAGACGATATAAAAAACCTTAATCTTATGAAACATTATAGGATTATAAGAAAATGGGCTTGTAGGAATAACGATTTAAACGATGCAGATTTAGAGTTATTAATATACTTAGATTGCATAGATATGTTTAGAAAAAAAGACTTTCAAGATGGTTCATATTCTTATAGCTGGGACAACCGTCGCTGGAACAGAATGTTGAAACAAGGTTGGATAGTTGTTTGGAGAAAAAGAAACAGAACAACTCAAAAATACCATATATATAAAACATCTATTAAGTGTAAGCATTTGATAAAAAGAATTTATCGCATGATGCTTGGTTTAGAGGATATACCCACAAGCAACCATAGAAACAGTATTATGAAGGGTAAAACATATACAGATAAAGTTCTTATAACTTCTATTAAAAACGTAAACAAAGATAAAAACAGATAAAATGAAAGCTAACAATAACGAATCTCCGCTAGAATTTGGTTTTGGTGGTAATATGGCAGCGATGATTCAAGCCGCTAGAAATAGAGCTCCAGGTCGAGGTCAAACCGCGGCAATGTTAGGTGGTAGTCTTAGTGGTCAAGCAAAAGAATTATTTGAAGCAAGCCAAACTGCTCAAAACCCCGAAATGACCAATACACCACCTGCTCCATATAACACTCTTGGTGGTGCTCAACCGGTTTTTAATCCTCAAGCGCAGCAAGCAGCTCAAGGTGTTTATGGTAGTTGTGATCAAAGACAAAACGCAGTAGGTGCAACTCCTATATTTAAGAAAAAATGCAACAAAAAATACTAATATGAAAAACATTAAAAACTTAAAAGTAGACCTATCAGGTCAGGTAGGTGAAAATGCTATTTGGGACGGACCATTAAGCAAAGAAGGTTTTCCAATGGGAAAAGGTTCTAGCTCAGGTAAAGATGGATTAGAGGTTTCTAAGTACCCTTGTGGTCACGGAGGAGGACCAATTACACAACGCGCTAAAGCTTTTAAATAATGGAAAATTTATCTAAATTCTCAGGGCCTTTTATGCAAAAAAGTCCTTTGTATAATAAAGCTGATAGACTTAGAGAAAGAGCTAAAAGAAGATCTAAAAGATTAGGTGAAACACAAGATTACGATTACGAAGATGCTAAAGTTCAAAAGCTTTTATCTAAAGCTGAAAAAGCTGAAAAATCAAAGCCTTCATTAGAAAACGATGCTAGAGTTGATGCGTCTTATGAAAGACCTGATATGCCGCCTGTTAACTACGGAACACCATTAAATCAAGTTTCTCCTCAATATGGGTCGGCCTCTGCATACGTGTCTATTCAACCAGCTTTGCAAAACTTGCAAAAAAAAGCAGTTGCTAACTCTGAAGAAGACACTACTAAAGGTAAAAAATCCAAACAAGTCGTAAACACTTCTACCGGTGACCAAGTTGGTGCTACTAAAAAAGAACAAGATATTTCTAAGCCAACACGAGACTCTGAATTAGCAAGGGAAAAATACAATACTTTTCAAGATTCAACTAGAGTTCAATCTATAGATGGTGATTTTTATAGAGTAGATGGCAAAGGTAATATACATTCTATGAAGTTTGACAAATTAGGAAAAAGAGTATTTGACATGGATAAGGTTTCTAAAGCCATGGGAAAATTTTATTAAATGAAATCAAAAGGCTTAGGAGACAGCATAGAAAAATTTACTAAAACTACTGGTATCAAAAAAGTAGTGGACGCGTTTAGCGAAAAGTTAAACGTGCCTTGTGGTTGTGCTGCTAGAAAAGGAGCATTAAACAAAATATTTCCTTATAAAAAATAATATATGGCTTTCAAACTAAATAACCCACCTTTCCACATGGACAACACTCCAATATATCGAGTAGATATGGAAGATGGTGTTATGGGAAAAGCTAATAACAATGGTTCTATAACCATAAATAAAGATTTACATCCAGACGATGTAGAAGATGTAGTTGCTCACGAAAAAATTCATTTAGAACAAATGGACAGAGGTGATTTAGATTACGACGACAAATACGTTTATTGGAAAGGTAAAAAATATTCACGAGCACAAATGAAAGAAGGTGCTAAAAACCTACCTTGGGAAGCTGAGGCTTATAGAAGATCATAATGAAGACATCTAAGACAGGTTATTTAAAAAACAGCCCTGATGTTAACAAGCCTCAAAATATTATACAAGGAGGCTATATAACAATGAAAGGAGTCGAGTTTAAAGTACTAGGTACTGATGATCGAGGATATACAAAAATAATGTACCCAGGATATGATTATATATTTCCTGGTGCTAAATACGTAATAGAGACACCAATTAAAAAATAAAAAAAATGAAACCATTTACAAACAAATATTCAATTGCAGCTGGATCACCTCTACATTTAGGAGGATCTAAAAAAAACAACGGGGACGGCGATACAGCTTTTAGCGATTCAAAAAAAGACGGAAACATGGTTTCAAGAGGTCTTGTAGCTGCTAGGAATGCTTTAGATCCTAGCGCTGAACGAGCTTTAGGAAATCAAAACAGTAGCAATCAAATGTTTGATTATGACGGCGACGGTGATACAATGTTTAATGACTCTAATAACGATGGAACTATGCTTTCAAGAGGTCTTATAGCAGCAAGAAACTACTTAGATCCTAGCGCTGAACGAGCTCTTGGAAATGAAAATAGCAAAAGTCAGCTTTTTGATCTTTAAATGAAAAAAATAATTCAATGGCTAACAGGTGGCGTTATCAAAGAAGTTGGTGACGTCATCGACAAGCTTACTACAACCGAAGAAGAAAGGTTAGAAGTAAAGAAACAAATACAACAGATACTAGAAGACGCAGATAGCAAAGCTCAAGAAGAAGTTAGCAAGCGTTGGGAAGCAGATATGAAGTCTGATAGTTTTTTAAGTAAAAACATTAGACCTTTTATATTAATATATTTAACTGTAATATTCACGTCTTTATGTTTCTTTGATGGTAACATAGGTGAGTTTGAAATAGCTGAAGAATATATACCAATATTTCAAACATTACTAGTAACCGTATATGGAGCTTACTTTGTAGGTAGAACTTGGGAAAAAGCAAAATCAATAACAAACAATAAATAAATAAAATGGCAAACAATCAACCAATCAGTGGTATACCAGTTGTAAGCTTTAGTGACATACTAAACATACCCAAACCCGGTGTTATAGTGTCTGGAACTAATACCACGTCTGGAGTAACATTAACAGACGCTACTAAAAATTTTACAAAATCAGCTACAAACAAACAAGGTTACATCATATCATCAGGAGACGTTGTTTATGACATTACTACTGGTGTTTTTATCGAAATAACTTCTGTCACTAGTGCTACAGAAATATTATTATCTTCATCTATAGCTGTTGGTGATTATGAGATATTTAAAGGAAATAAATTAAAATCAGATGGTTATAGTTTATTCGTTGGAACTGGAGGTAATTTAATTTTAGAAACTGTAAATGGACAAGAAGTAACACTTAAAAACGTTGCTAACAACTCTTATGTACCTCTTCAAGTGGCTAAAGTAAAATCTGGTACAACAGCACTTGACATCGTAGCACTTAACTAACATGCCTAGTATATTAGCAAACGCAAACGCTATATTAGCGATACCAAATACACCAGGAATTGCTGTTGGTCCCATAACTGGATATATATTGCAAGAAAATGGAGTCGATAAAATTATTGCAGAAAACGGAACTGATTTAATGATCAGAGAATAAAAAACAAAAAAAATGGCAGATATAAAATTTTCACAATTTACATCACAAACTAATTATACTAGCGTACAAGAAATAGTTGGTTATAATGGTTCTAGTAATGTTAGAATATCACCTAGCGACTTGATTTCTTCTTGGAATGGAAGACAATCAACACTAAGGTTTCAAAATAATATAGTAGGAACATCTAGTTTACTTGAAGTTGGCGCTTCATCACATACACAAACGGATTTAAATATAGTTACTAGCGCAACAGGCAGTTATCAAGTCAACGGTCTGAATGCTCTGTTATATGATGGAACAAACTGGGATTTAGCTAGTGGAGCTATTGATGTAGCGCCCACAGCTATTACTCTTGATCGTGATCTGCTTGTTAATTCAACAAACATAAGAGGGACAAATCTCGCATTGGGTAGGAATGCTTCTACGCCAGTTATAAAAAATGCTGGCGCTTCAAATGGGAGTTTATTTTTTGGATCCAATACAAGTTTTGGAGAAACCTGGGCTGGTGTAACTGTAATTTCAAACGAAAGTACTTCATTTTCTGGAGTTTTGTTTGATGGAACTCTAGCATCTACGGTTGGTAGAATTTTAACAAACCCAAATGGTGGTGGAGGTGCTACTGGTTTTCCATCAACTGAAACTATGGGTACCTGGAAATTTAACAAATATGGCGTTGGTAATAAAATAGATAATGACACTCCTTACGCTCTTGGTATCGACGCTAGCGGTCATTTAAAAGAAAATTTACGTAATCCTAGCTGTCAAGTTAAAATATCAGGAGTCGCAGGACTTGCTAATACAAACAATGTAACAGACTTTTTAGTACCTTATAATACCGTAACTGTTAACGATGATGCTACAATATTCAACCCTATTACAACTGGTGGTTTAGGTAGTCAAGGTGCAATACAAGTTTTAAAAGCTGGTAGATATGCTTTTCAAGCTAGATACTCTTCTTTCGACTTAGCCCAAGCTAGTTTACCAACGGTTGACGGTAATAAGTTTTTTAGAATAACTGCTTCCACTGATACAGTTGCGGCTGGTATTGGAACTAAACAATGCGTATTACAAGACTTGATTGTTGCTACATCTGTAAACGGAGAGGCTGTAGTTACAGGATCTGGATATATGGACTTAAACGCTAACGATTATTTTAAGATCGTTGGATTTCACAACGGAGCAACAGGTGGATCTGGAACACAAGGTTTCCCTGTTAACAATAATGCATTATTCAATGAACCTCAACTTTGGCTTGTAAAAGTGCAGTAAGCGAGGTAACTATAAACATATAACAATTAAATTAAATTAAATAAAACAAGATGGCAAAAATTACAGAAAAACAATTAGAAAAACTATCTAAAGCAAACAAGGAGTTAGAATCTATTATTTTAGAAATAGGTATTTTAGAAAGCAAAAAACACAGTTTATTACATAAAGTTGCAGAAGTTAATAAGTTTTTAGAAGAGCAAAAGGTTGAGCTTGAAAAAGATTATGGCAAAATATCTGTAAACTTAGATACTGGAGAATATACAGAGATTAAAGAATAGTATAGTGGATTCAATTATAAGAAAAATAAGTATTGGATCTGACTACAAAAGCGATGCTATGCACTATTCTGTAGGCCAGCAAGTTTATGGTGGTCACGAAATAACATACATTGTTTTTGACAGTGAAGATTCATCTTATAATATTCACATTAAGAAGAACGAAGAAGTGTTGCCTTGGAAGAAATTTAACTCTAATATGGCTATTTCTGTTGAATATGATTTAGAGTATTAATGAACTCCATGTATGACTTTATAGTAAAGCCGGTTGGTCAAAAGTACAACAACACGGTGAATGTAGGTGGTAAAGAGCTTACGGTTAACACGAAGATAGAAAGCTGGAAGTTTGTAAATAGACTAGCTGAAGTTGTTCAAGTTCCATCTGAGTTTGAATCCAGCATAAATGTTGGTGATGAAGTTATTATACATCAAAACGTGTTTAGAACTTTTTACGATATGAAAGGTAAAAAGAAAAAAAGTAGATCGTTTCTAAAAGAAGATCACTATCTCTGCGCTTTTGATCAAATATACTTATATAAAAATAAAAGCGGTTGGCACACGGTGGGAAAAAGATGCTTTGTTCAGCCTATAAAAGACAATGACGATCTAACGATTGAGAAAGAAAGAGCACTTGCTGGTATATTAAAATACGGTAATAAGTCGCTAGAAGATGTTAGTGTAACTCCTGGTGACATTGTGGGTTTTAAACCAAACAGTGAGTGGGAGTTTTTAGTGGACGGTAAGCGTCTTTATTGTATGAAATCTAATGATATTGTAATTAAATATGAATACCAAGGAAACGAAGTTGAATATAATCCAAGCTGGGCAAGTTGCAGTTGAGGAACTAATAAAAGTAGCTAAAGAAGCTATCGTTGATTCAGGAGATGATATCACAGCAGATAGATTAAAAAACGCCGCAGCTACAAAGAAGTTAGCTATATTTGATGCGTTTGAAATACTAGGTAGATTAGAAGCTGAAGAGGCATTGTTAAACGAAAAACCTGCAGAAGTAAAGGAAGAGAAATCTTTTAGAGGTTTTGCTGAAGGGAGATCTAAATAATGTACGAGCAAACTCTATATAAAGTCTTAAAAGACTACGTAAAACCACACGCTATAGCTAAAATGAATAAAGCTAAAAAGTGGAGATACGGTTACAATGAGGATTATGATATTATTGTTATAAGTAAAACCGGAGAAATAGGTGAAATTTATGAAATACAAGATTTAAAAATAGCTTTACCAAAAGCTGATAATGTACATACATTTGAAGATGACAGGTGGAAGCACACTGAATACCCAAAGGAACTTAGTAAAATCAAGTCAGTATTTGATTGGGAAGAATACCCTTTGGACTTTAAAGAAAAATGGTATGATTACATTGATGAAGAATTTAATAGAAGAGAACAAGGCTTTTGGTTCTATAATAAAGGTTTGGCTACTTACATTACTGGTACTAACTATATGTACTTGCAGTGGAGCAAAATTGATGTTGGGCAACCAGACTTTAGGGAATCAAACAGATTATTCTATTTATTCTGGGAAGCTTGTAAAGCCGACCCGCGCTGCTATGGCATGTGCTACCTTAAAAATAGACGGTCAGGTTTTTCATTTATGGCAAGTGGGGAAACGGTTAACCAAGCAACAATATCTACGGACGCACGCTTTGGTATACTCTCGAAATCTGGACCCGATGCAAAGAAGATGTTTACTGACAAAGTTGTCCCAATATCAGTTAACTATCCCTTCTTCTTCAAACCGATCCAAGACGGTATGGATAGGCCAAAGACAGAACTGGCGTACAGAGTACCAGCATCAAAGTTCACAAGGAGAAAACTCGATTCCAACGAGAAGCTCAAGGAAATTACCGGTCTCGACACAACGATCGACTGGAAGAACACAGGCGACAACTCGTACGATGGGGAAAAATTAAAACTACTAGTACACGATGAAAGTGGAAAGTGGGAGAGACCTACAAATATATTAAACAACTGGCGAGTAACCAGAACTTGTTTAAGATTAGGTTCTAGAGTTATTGGTAAGTGTATGATGGGATCAACATCAAACGCTTTAGATAAAGGAGGAGGTAACTTTAAAAAACTTTACAATGATTCAGACGTTACGCAAAGAAACGCCAATGGACAGACACGCTCAGGACTCTATTCTTTGTTCATACCTATGGAATGGAACTACGAAGGATACATTGATTCTTATGGCTTTCCTGTATTCAACACACCAAAAAAAGGGGTTGAAGATCCACACGGAACAAAAATAACACAAGGCGTAATAGAGTATTGGGATAATGAAGTGGAAGGTTTAAAGTCTGATCAAGACAGTTTAAATGAATTTTACAGACAGTTTCCACGTACAACAAAGCACGCGTTTAGAGATGAATCAAAACAATCTCTATTTAACTTGACAAAGATATACGAGCAAATAGATTTTAATGAGGATTTAAAAAACTCCATTAACGTTACTCAAGGAAGCTTTCAATGGCAAAACGGAGAGAAAGATACGAAAGTTATATTTGTACCAAATAAAAGTGGTAGATTCAGAGTTTCTTGGATTCCACCTTTAAATCTCCAAAATCGTGTAATAATAAAAGGTGGTTTAAAATATCCAGGCAATGAACATTGTGGAGCTTTTGGATGTGATAGTTACGATATATCAGGTACAGTTGATAAAAGAGGTTCTAATGGATCTTTGCATGGTTTAACTAAGTTTAGCATGGAGGACGTGCCTCCAAATCATTTCTTTTTAGAATATATAGCTAGACCTCAAACCGCTGAGATATTTTTTGAAGATGTTTTAATGGCTTGTGTTTTTTACGGAATGCCAATACTAGCAGAGAATAATAAACCTAGATTATTATATCATTTTAAAAGAAGAGGTTATAGAAAGTTCTCTATAAACAGGCCAGATAGAAAGTATAATAAATTATCAGTAACAGAGAAAGAGTTAGGTGGAATACCAAACTCTAGTGAAGATATAAAGCAAGCACACGCTGCTGCTATTGAAACTTACATAGAAAGTTTTGTGGGATTAAAAGAAACAGGTTATGGTGATATGTTTTTCCAAAGAACACTGGAAGACTGGGCTAGATTTAACATAAACAACAGAACAAAGCATGATGCTTCTATTAGTTCTGGTTTAGCTATTATGGCTTGTAATAAACATAGATACACGCCGAGTGCGCCTTTAAAAACCAACGCGGTTAATTTAGGTATAAAAAGATACGACAATACAGGACTTACGTCTAAAATAAAAAGTTAAATGAATATATATACTAATACTAGAAGTGCTTTCCCTAGCCAAGTGGTCGGTGATTTAGAAAAAGCTAGCTTGAAATATGGCAAGCAAGTTGCTCAGGCTATAGAAGGAGAGTGGTTTAGTCAAGGTAGAACTACAGGGAATAGATATTTAACTAATTGGAATAATTTTAACCAATTAAGACTATACGCTAGAGGAGAGCAAAGTACACAAAAATATAAAGATGAGTTGTCTATAAATGGCGATTTGTCTTATTTAAACTTAGACTGGACTCCGGTACCCATTTTGTCTAAATTTGTTGACATTGTGGTTAATGGTATATCGCAAAAGTCTTACGATATAAAAGCTTACGCGCAAGACCCTTCTTCTGTAAAGAAAAGAACTGATTACGCTTCTAAGCTTCATGAAGACATGCTAGCTAAAGAGTATTTAGAAAATCTAAAGCAGACGCTAGGTATTGACGACTATCAATCACCAAGCCCAGGTGTTGTGCCAGAGACAAAGGAAGACTTAGAACTGCATATGCAACTTAGTTACAAGCAGTCAATTGAAATAGCTCAAGAAGAAGCTATATCAACTGTTTTAGCTAAAAACAAATACGATCTAACTAGACGTAGACTTAATATGGATTTAGCCGTTTTAGGTATTTCTGCAGTTAAGACTAGTTTTAATACATCTGAAGGAATAGTTGTTGATTATGTTGATCCAGCTTACATGGTTTACTCGTACACGGAAGATCCTAACTTTGAAGACATATATTATGTAGGCGAAGTAAAATCTGTTACAATACCAGAGCTTAAAAAAGAGTTTCCTAATACTTCACAAGAAGAGTTAGAATTAATTGAAAAAATGCCTGGTAATAAATCATATATACAAGGTTACGGTAACTACGATAATAATACAGTGCAATTATTGTACTTTGAATATAAAACATACCAAAACCAAACGTTTAAAATAAAACAAACAGATCAAGGTTTATTAAAAGCTATAGAAAAACCAGACTCTTTTAACCCACCAGAAAGTGACATGTTTGAAAGAGTTTCAAGATCTATAGAGGTTTTGTACAGTGGTGTAAAGGTTTTAGGGACTGAAACCATGCTTAAGTGGGAATTAGCAGAGAATATGTCAAGACCAATGGCTGATACTACTAAAGTGCGTATGAATTATTCTATATGTGCACCTAGAATCTATAAGGGACGCATTGAGTCTCTTGTTGGTAAATGTACTGGTTTTGCAGATATGATTCAAATAACGCATTTAAAACTTCAGCAGGTCATATCTAGAATGGTACCAGATGGTGTTTATTTAGACATGGACGGATTAGCGGAGGTTGATTTAGGTAATGGCACGAATTATAATCCAGCCGAGGCTTTAAACATGTATTTTCAAACAGGTAGTGTTGTTGGTAGGTCGTTAACACAAGACGGTGAAATGAACGCTGGTAAAATACCTGTTCAAGAGTTAAACAGCTCTGGAGGTAATGCTAAAATAGCATCTTTAATACAAACGTATCAATACTATTTACAAATGATACGCGATGTAACAGGGTTAAACGAAGCTAGAGATGGTAGTTTACCTGATAGAAATACACTGGTGGGCTTACAAAAATTGGCCGCTAACGCTTCGAACGTAGCCACTAGACACATAACTCAGTCTAGCTTATACTTAACGTTAAATACAGCTGAAAACATAGCGTTAAAAATAGCTGACGCATTAGAGTTTCCTTTAACTAGGAATTCTTTGAAAAACTCCATATCGACTTATAACATTAAAACTTTAGACGAAATAGTTGAATTAAATCTGCATGATTTTGGTATATTCTTAGAGTTAGATCCAGACGAAGAAGAGCAAGCTCAATTAGAGGCTAATATACAAGCTTCTATACAACAAGGCGGTATAGATCTTGAAGACGCTATTGATCTTAGACAGATCAAAAACCTTAAGCTTGCTAATCAAATGCTTAAAATTAAGCGTAAGCAAAAGCAGGAGCAAGATATGTTAGTGCAGCAATCTAACATACAAGCGCAAGCTGACGCTCAAGCTAGTACTGCAGAAAAAACAGCAATGGCGGAAGTTCAAAAACAAGAAGCTATTAGTGGTTCAAAAGTTCAATTTGAACAAGCTAAAAGTCAATTGGAAATACAGCGTATGCAGATAGCTTCTCAAATAGAAATGCAAAAAATGCAGCAACAATTCCAGTACGATATGCAGCTTAAACAAATAGATACGCAATCTATTAACCAAAAAGATGTGGTTAAAGAAGATAGAAAAGACAAGCGTATTAAAATGGAGGGCACGCAGCAAAGTAAAATGATAAGTCAAAGACAAAACGATGGACCTTCAATAAACTTTGAATCCACAGCAGATGTGGAGCCAACTGCTTTTTTATAAAGTAAACAATTATTTAATTATATTATATTATGTCAGTAGAAACAAAACAAGAAGGTGAATTTACCTTAAAAGGTAGAAATAAAAAAACACCAAAAAAGTTAGTCAAAAACGAAGAAATTACCAAAGTAGATCTAACAAAACCAGAAGCACAAGGCGAGGTTGTACCAGATGTAACTAAAGTGGTAATTCCAAAAGAAGAAAAAAATGCCGTTCAAGCACAAGAGACAAATGATAGCAATGCTGTTGTCGAAGAACCCAAAGACAGTAGCAACAGCGAAACAGTGGTTGAAGAAGTACGGACCACCGAAAAAACAGTAGAAGAATCTCCAATCCAAATCATTGAGGAGGTAATAGAGACTGAACAAGAGTTAAAAGAAGCTATAAGAGATGAAAAAGTTTTAGGTAAGCAATTACCAGAAAACATTGAAAAGCTGGTTAGCTTTATGGAAGAGACTGGTGGAACGATTGAAGACTATACAAGACTCAACGCGGATTACTCTAATGTAGATGATAAAACATTATTAAAAGAATATTACAAAAAAAATAAACCTTATCTAGATAATTCAGATGTAGAGTTATTATTAGAAGACTTTGATTACGACGAAGATCTAGACGAGGATAGAGATATACGTAAGAAAAAACTTGCGTTTAAAGAAGAAGTTGCAAAAGCCAAAGGCTTTTTAGAAGAAACCAAGGTTAAATATTACGATGAAATCAAGTTGAGATCAAATGTAAACCCTGAAGCTAAACAAGCAATAGACTTTTTCAATAGATATAATAAGCAGCAAGAAGTAGCTAAGCAACAACACCAAGCTTTTAAGGAAAATACCAAAAAGCTTTTTACTGATGATTTCGAAGGTTTCGATATTAATGTTGGTGAAAAGAAATTTAGGTATAAAATACAGAACGCTAATAAAGTTGCAGAGAACCAATCAAACATAACAAACCTTGTCGGGAAGTTCCTAGGCAGTAATGGTGACGTTGTTGACCCCATTGGTTATCACAAAGCTATTTATGCCGCTGAAAACGTAGATAAGATTGCCGCTCATTTCTATGAGCAAGGAAAAGCTGAAGCCGTTAAAGAAGTTGTAAATAAATCTAAAAACCTAAGTGATACTAAAGCTAGATCAACTCAGGGAGATGTATTTGTAAACGGATTTAAGGTTAGAGCTATTTCAGGTGCTGATTCTACAAAACTAAGAATAAAAAAATTTAAAAACTAAAATTAAAAAATTATGGCAACATCATTAACCCCACAATTTGGTTCAATCCAGCCGTCTCAAAAACAACAGACGTTGGATACCAATTATTTACAATTTAACGATCCAGCTGGAGCTGACTTTAGTTCTTTTGCTCAACAATATCTTCCTGAGATTTATGAGCAAGAAGTAGAGCGTTACGGAAACCGTACACTTTCTGGATTCTTACGAATGGTAGGCGCTGAAATGCCTATGACATCTGATCAAGTTATTTGGTCTGAACAAAATAGATTACACGTAGCTTATGACAGTGCTACTTTTGCAGTAGCAGCTGGACCACCAGCTGTTTCTACTATCACAGTTCTTGCAGCTGACACTAACGTTATTTCTGTTGGTGACACTGTAGTTGTTTTAGATGATAACGGAGCTGAAGCTAAATGTTACGTTAGCGCTAGTACAACTGGTCTTGGTGGTAACATCGTAGTAGAGCCTTATACTTCTACTGATTTAACTGCTGCTGGATTAGTAGGAACCGTTAAAGTATTCGTTTATGGTTCTGAATATGACAAAGGATCACAAACTCCTAACTACAACAGCATTCAGCCAGCTTTTACTTCTTACTCTAACACTCCAATTATCATTAGAAGCCAGTACCAAGTAAATGGTTCTGACATGGCTCAGATCGGTTGGGTTGAGATTGCTACTGAAGACGGATCTTCTGGATACTTATGGTATTTAAAAGCTGAATCTGAAACTCGTTTACGTTTTGAGGATTACTTAGAAATGTCTGTAGTTGAAGGTGAAATTGCTGCTGCAGGTTCTGCCGCTTTAACAGCTAGCTCGAAAAAAGGTACTCAAGGTCTTTTTGCAGCTATCAAAGATAGAGGTAATGAGATGGTAGGATTTGCTCCGACAGCAGGTACTGTAGATGATTTTGACGATATCTTAAGAAACTTAGACACTCAAGGAGCTATTGAAGAAAACATGTTATTCTTAAACAGAGATATGACTTTAGCCTTTGACGATATGCTTGCTGGTCTTTCTTCTGGAGCTGATGGTGGTACTGCTTATGGATTGTTTGAAAACTCTGAGGACATGGCTTTAAATCTTGGATTTAGCGGTTTCCGTAGAGGATCTTACGACTTTTATAAGACTGACTGGAAATACTTAAACGATGCTTCAACACGTGGTGGGTTCACAAACACTGCTGCTATTGAAGGTGTTTTAATTCCAGCTGGAACTTCAACAGTATACGATCAAGTATTAGGTACAAACATCAGACGTCCATTCTTACACGTACGATACAGAGCTTCTCAAGCTGATGATCGTCGTATGAAGTCTTGGTTGACTGGTTCAGCAGGAGGTGCTTTCACATCTGACTTAGATGCGATGCAAGTTAACTTCTTATCTGAAAGATGTTTAGTTACTCAAGCTGCTAACAATTTTGTTATTTTTACTGCAGTGTAAAGTAAATTAATGTAATTCTTACCCTCGTTGAAATGACGGGGGTAATTATTACTTTTATATGACATTAGCCCCTTACTAGTTATATACTATGGCTATTGTCACAATTTTAAACTATTTAATTATATTATATTATGGCTAAAAAAGCTACAGCAGAAACAATTGAGGTTGCACCTCAAAAGGAAATTGTAACACAAGTTACTACTTCGGTAAAACCCACAAAACCAACGTGGGAAATTAAAGATAGAGTTTACTATTTGAATAAAAACAAAAAACCACTATCATATACAATACCAACCAGGCATTCTAGAAAAACACCGTTACTATACTTTGACAAAAAAACAGGTGAACAAAAAGAAATTAGATATGCTACAAATCAAAACTCTGTATTTGTTGATGAACAAAAAGGTGAGGTTACAATGGGGCACATTGTCTTTAGAGACGGTGATTTAAGAGTTCCAAAAGAAAAGCAAAATCTTCAAAAATTATTATCTTTATACCACCCTTTAAAAGGCAAGGTATATGAAGAGTTTAGCGCTGTAGAAGTAGCTATTGAACAATTAGATGTTTTAGATTTACAACTTGACGCTATGAATCTAGCGAAACAAATTGACATTGATCAAGCTGAAGCTATTCTAAGAGTTGAGTTAGGATCTAAAGTTGATTTAATAAGTTCAAAAGAACTTAAAAGAGATACATTACTATTTGCTAGAAACAATCCAAAGTTGTTTATTCAATTGGTTCATGATGAAAATGTTCAACTAAGAAATGTTGCTATTAAAGCAGCTGAAAGTGGGATAATTAATTTATCTCAAGATCAAAGAACATTTACATGGGCATCAAACGGTAGAAAGTTAATGAACGTACCATTTGATGAAAACCCTTATTCTGCATTTGCGGCTTTCTTAAAAACAGACGAAGGTGTAGAAATCTATAAGTCTATAGATAAAAAACTATAAAAACAGGTAATACTAATATAGGGCTCGTTAACTCGGGCCTTTTATTATAACAAAACATAATATGGCAGTAAACGTAAATACGGTATATCAAACCGTTCTTTTAATTTTAAATAAAGAACAGAGAGGTTATATAACTCCTCAAGAGTTTAATAATATTGCTAATCAAGTACAGCTAGAGATATTTAACTCGTATTTTCCAGACGGAGACCAGGCCAATAGAAAAAACCAGAATAATACACAGAATGATACTGAGTTTTATAATTCTTTTAACACTCAAGACTCTAGGTTAGATCCATTTAAGCTTACTACATCAGAGTTTGTTTATGATGCTGGTAGAAATTCTTGGACATACCCATCAGATTCACTACCTATATCTAAATTAGGTTCAGTGTATTGTAATTACAATAACGCAAGCTACAAAGAAGCTGATAGACTTTCTCATAAACAATACAGATTAACCTCCGCGTCAAAATTAACAAGTCCCACTAAAAATCATCCAATATACAATGTTTCTTATACAGAAACTAATTTTGAGCAAACAATAAATCTTAGTAGTTATCCTGGAGGTAATTTATTGAATTTTCCAGCAAACTCAAATATATCAACAAATAGTGGCGTGTATAATAAAACGCAAGGTATAAGCTATGGAACAGTTAGCTCTATATTGTCTGTAACGCCGGTTACACAAGTTCAAGTAACAGAAAACTTAACTATACTACCAACTCCACCTGGTTTAGCGGATGAAATATTAATAACAAATCCTAATGACGTTAGCTTGTATCCTAGCTTATTTATAGATCCAAAACCAAATTCAATAGAAGTTTCTACGGTAAAATCACCTACAATGGTAACATGGAGCTATCAAGTTCAAAGCAATGGATCTTATTTGTACAACGCTAGTAACTCTGTAGATTTTCAACTTGTTCAAGATGAGAAATCAAGAGTTATATTGGAAATACTTAAATACTGTGGTGTATTAATTAGAGAACCTGAAATAGCGCAGCAAGCAGCCCAAGCTGAAGCAGCTATAGAAGTTAATGAAAAATCTTAATAAACTATGTCATTGATAACAGAAACTAACCAGCAATATTACCAAGGCGCTCAACCTTTTTTAACAACTACTACAGGAATTGGGCAGAGCTTTATAACTACATTTAATACAAATCTAGTTCTTGGCTCTTACGATCCAACAGACGTTGATTATGCTTTAAATAACTTTAAACTATATTTTAGCGCAACAGGTTTGCCAGGTGACTGGGTGGAATATACTTCAGCTTATACCGTAGCTAATAACACTATAACAGTAACTGGATCTTTAAATCAAAATGAGTATTTAGTTGTTCAGTTAAAAACATTAAGCGGTGGTAACTACGGAAGTCAAGATGCTTTTGGTGATACTGTAGAAGAAAACTACGGCGGCTATGAGTATATATCACTTAACGATGCTATAGACAATTTTATGATTGGTTACGTCGGTGATGGTAAAATAATACAAAAAGTTAAAAAATCTGATGTTTTGTTTTTTGCTAAAAGATCTTTACAAGAATTTAGCTATGATACTTTAAGAAGTGTGCATTCACAAGAGTTAACAGTTCCAGCGTCGCTTAGTGTTCCACTACCGCAAGATTATGTTAACCACGTTAAAATATCTAGGATAGATGAGTTAGGTGTAAAAAGACCTATATATCCTGTAAACAATTTAACAACAAATCCATACAGTCTTCCAGTTCAAGATGTTTCAGGAGTACCAGTTCAAGATAACTTTGGAGAAAATATACAAGGAACATCGATAACAGAGAGTAGATTTAATAACGCTAACCTAGGTTTATTAAATTTAAACTTTTTAAACAATTCAGATGATTTCGCTTATTGGTGGAATTTATATGGTTACGAAGGTTCTTATACCGGTGGTATTTATGGTTTAGATCCTCAATATGCAAATCCAAATGGGTGGTACAGCGTAAACAGAAGAGAAGGTAAAATGTCTTTTTCAAACCAACTAGTAAATAGTATAGTTGTGATAGAGTATATATCTGACGGTTTATCAACTGACTTGGACACTAAGGTTCCTAAGTTGGCAGAAGATGCTCTATATGCATCTATATTGTATAATATAGTATCTGTTAGATCAAATCAAAACCCAAATGATGTAATGAGGTTGAAGAGAGATAAAAGCGCTAAACTTAGAAATGCTAAGATTAGATTATCAAATATAAAACTAGATGAAATAACTCAAGTAATGAGAGGTAAGTCTAAGTGGATAAAACACTAAAATAAAATGCCAGAAATTAATAATAATTTTCTCAGATCTAAAATGAACAAAGATCTTGACGATAGACTAGTTCCTAATGGTGAATATAGAAATGCTTTAGGTGTAAGCATTAGTCAATCAGAAGGACCTAACGTAGGTGCTTTAGAAGTAGTCCTTGGCAACAAAGACGTTTTTAGCTTAGCTGATGACATGCGGTTTATAGGTAGATTTGACGATGAAATAAATAATACAATTTATTTTCTAGCCACTGATTATTCTGGTACCTCAGAAGCGCCTCCGTCTTCAACTCATCAAATCATAAAATGGGTTCAAGGCTCTCCAATTCCTGAAATTCTAGTAGATGGTTATTTTTTAAATCTTAGTCAAGAAAATATAATAACTGGCATAAGTTTACTAGAAACACAGTTGTTTTTTACAGACAATAGGAATCAACCTAGAGTTATAGACGTGACAAAGCCTCTTGGTTATTACACTAAAGAAGAGCATGTGTCTGTAGCTAAGTTTTCTCCATATGAATCTATAAGTGTTTTGCAATCAAGAACGGAAACCGTTGTTAGTTCCCCTGCTGTAAATTCTATTGAATTAAGCAGTGTTGGTGGTGCTTCAGATGATGATAGAGTAAAAGTAGGAGATATAATATATAATGTTACGCAAGGAGCAGAATACGGGCACATTCAAGATGTTGATTACGCGACTAACATAATAGAGAGTGACAAAGACTTGACTGACCCAGACGAACAAGCGCCTGGCTACACATTAGCTAAACCACCAGTTGCTTCAGACGTTATAAGAATATCTAGATCTACAATGTCTGACGAATCTGAAACTCCTAATTGGCCAGGTGATCCTGATTTTCTTGAAGATAAATTCGCTAGATTTAGTTATAGGTTTAAGTATGACAACAACGAATACTCCCTTGTAGCGCCTTGGACTCAACCTATATTTATACCAAAACAATTTGGGTTTTTTTATGAAAAAACAGACAACGAAGAAAATGCTTTTAGAAGCACAGTGTTAAACTGGTTTGACAATAGAGTTAATCAAGTTGGTTTATATATACCATTTCCTTCTAACGAACCTGTTATAGATTATAAAATAAAAGAAATAGAGGTTTTATACAAAAAGTCTGACTCTGTTCAACAGCAAGTGTTAGAAAAAGTACCTATTAGTAAAGTTGCTTTTGATGCGTATAAACCAGAAAAGAATTATTTCAAATACACATACCAGTCTAGAAAACCATATAGAACTTTACCGGAAAATGTTACTACTAGAGTTTCTGACAAAGTGCCAGTAAGAGCTTTATCTCAAGAAATAATAAGTAATAGAGTAGTTTATGGAAATTTTGATGACAGATGGGATCCACCTGCTATAGATTACACAACACAGTCTGGTCCTAGAAGCTCTGAGTTTAGTGATGACGTTGCAGAGTACCCTAACCACACGCTTAAGCAAAATAGAAATTACACTATTGGAGTCGTTCTTTATGATAAATACGGAAGAGCTTCAAGTGTTATAACATCAAACATACCTGATGTTCCTGGTGATAAAATATCTACACTCTACCACAAGTACAAAGAAGAAGGTGATGTTGGTTATGGTGGTTTTACTGGCGTTTACAAAGTTTATGACTGGCTAGGTGATTCGCTTAGAATTAACTTCCAAAACCCAATACCAGAGTTTCCTGTAAATAATTATCCAGGTGTTTACGCAGAAGGTACTATTTTCACATTAGACTCGCCTAATACAACTACAATAACTACAACTGCCCCGTTCACTTATACTATAGCTGGAGGTGATTTTACAACACAGATGCCAGTTAATAATTATTTAAGAGGCTACAATGTAGATTACACTAAAATTACAAGTTCCACATTCACTGGTGGTAACACTATTGTTGTAACGGAAAAACAAATAGCTAATATATATGGATATACAGGTGGTTATCCTGGCCTAGGAACAGAAGAACCTAAGAGAGCATTTAAAATAAACCCTAACGGCTGGTATAGCTTTAGAGTAGTGGTGCAGCAACAAGAACAAGATTATTATAATGTTTACTTACCTGGGCTTACAAATGGTTTTCCTTGGGACGGTGAAAAAATAGTTAATCCCTCTCTTGGCTCAAGCATTCCTTTAAATGAGCTTTTTCCACAAAATGTTAACAGAATATTAACAACTTCTTTAATATCTGATAACATAAATAAAATACCAAGAGATTTATCAGAGGTTGGGCCAGATCAAGAACAGTACAGATCCAGCAGTACAAAACTATTTTTAAGAGTTAAAAACACTGATAGATTATTTGATATCACAAGAACAGCTACTGGTACTGGTTATACAGATGCTATTGATTTACCTACTTTCACCCTCACTGGTGTTGGCGTTGGATTAAGAGTTAGTATAACGACGATTGCTGGTGCTGTTGACACTGTAGGAATATATGAAATTGGATACGGCTATAAAGATGGTGATGAAGTAGAAATAATTGGAACTGGAGCAGCTGCAGGGGCAAGGGCGGTGTTAACATCTGAAGATAAAAGAAATCAACTATATTTTCCAAATAGAACAGATCATTATGTAGCTCAAATAGGTAAACTACAAGAAATGCTAGACGCTAACGGCATTAATGATGTTACTAGTCTTCTTTATGATTACATTCCTTTTGATGGTTATTATTCTTCTGAAAGTAATCCATTTGTAGCTATAATAGAATTAAATAATACAGAGCCCGCTGGAGTAACTTGGCAACAGTGGTTTTCGAATAGACCTACACTACCTAGACTATCTATTTACGAAACAGAACCTTTTGAATCAGTTCTTGATATATACTGGGAAACTAGTACAAATGGTTTAATATCTGATCTTAATGATTTAATATTAACTACTTTTGACGGCGTTTTTGGTTTAACTGAATTTTCTACTAATTTTATAGAAAGCATAGACTACGCTAGTGCTCCACAAGCTGTAACAGATGTGTTTTATGCAATAGATTCAACTGGTGGTAATGCTTCAGGTTTTGTTATAGATATAATCGAAGTTACAGACGGCGATGGAACTATAATTCAGACGCAGTCAACACCAGCGGCTGATAAAACATTTACTATTCAACAAACTACTTTTCCAAGTGGAGATGAACTTGAAATATATTGTCAAAAGAATTTTACCTTTACGGACACGAGTCACGTTGTTGATCAATATACAGTAAAAATGCAGTTCACACTCGCTGGGGAAACAACTATTCAACAAAGAATCATACGGCTGCAAAATGATTTTCCATTTTTTCAATTAACAGGCACAACGATCGCCACAGATTTATACGAAGTATTAGACACTGATAAAGATGTATCGCCTGTTGTTGCTTTATATAACGGGTCAGAACCCGATTCAGATCCAATTGCTGAAAATAAAATAGTTCAGCTTAATTTTGAAATAGTAGATGAACGAAGAGTTTTCCCTGGACAGTCAATTGACACAAATATATTCACTGTAGATCCTATAACTTTTGATTCAGCAACTCAAAATGGTCAATCGTACTTAAGAGTTAACGAAACATTAACAACTCCAGGTGAGCAATACTCGATGACATTAAGAGCTACTGACGCATCACAAGGAGTTGGATTTTTGTTATACGAAAGAACAATACAAGTCAATATAGGAGATGGCCCCAAGTTTTTTGGTGGTCCTGGCGCAGTAATAAAATCTGCAGCAGAATCGGCTGGTAATTGGACTTGTGGAGGTTCGCAATCACCTGTTAGAAATTTTAATGTATTTGATGGATTTTTAAGAGATGGAAATCCTGGGTGTACAGTTGGTTGTTGGGATAACGCTAACAATCCAATACCTGGTTATTATAGTAACCCTTTCCCACCGCAGCAATACCAAATACCCGAAGCAGAGTCTAAAATATCTGGCCAATACCAAGTTCAAAACATAAATACACAACAAACGGATTTACAAGCAGAAGTAATATCTAGCATAGTAAATCCTGGAACTGGTTATGTAGAGGGAACACAACTTAATGTTAATGGTGGATCTGGTTTAAATATGACAGTAAATATAACATCGGTGGATGGTAGTGGCGGTATTACTGGTGTTGAAATAGCAAATTCTGGAACTTTAGCTCCACCATTTGGTACTGGACCAACCGGATATGTAAATGGTGATATAGTAACTGTTATTCAAGTTGGTTCTGGAAATAACGCAGAGTTAGAATTAGATGGAGGTATTACTTCTAATGCTTTTGTTGTGTCATATGAAGTTATTACTCCATTTGTACTTAATAATGGTAATGATTTTCAATTCAGCCCGGTCGGTACAGCTCTAAAAGAAGACTTTGAAATAATACACAAATATAGAGCAAATTCAAATTTATGTGATGGTAGTGATCCTCTAGTGAGCTTTAGCCCAGACTTCAATTGGGCAACTGCAACTGGTGGTGATAGAAAAAAGGGTTACCTTACATTCAGCTACACAAATACCGCAAATAACTCTGCATCAATAGAGCATGTTATAACAAATATATTTAAGGAATCTCAAAAAAACGCTTCAACTCTAGATAATATTGCAGGTGGACCTCAAGGGTTTTGTGGAACAGTAGATAAAGATCATCCAAGAATTCAAGGTACTATATATTTTAAAATAAAATTAAAAGCGTATGATCCAACAGGTAAAGTTTTTGGTTCTACAACAAACCCTGGTTCTTTAACGGGTTGGGATTACTATGACGATAACAAGGTATTAGCTGAAGACACTTTAGGTATGGTGTTTAGTGACATGCAAGGTTCTTGGAATTTTAGCACCTACGGGTGCCAATTGGGTATTAACGATCCGAGGTTTTCAAAAATTGTGGATTGTGGTTCCCAAAATTCTTGTGTGTAATTTTAAGGTATAATAAGTAACTATAAAAAATATGGCAGCAAGTATAGAAATAACATATTACAACTCTTACTATGGTAAGAAGGTTATAAACGGAGCGCCTGATTATGCCGCGGTTATACCACCTTGGACCGGCCTAGTCCCCACTGGCCCTGGAGTTGGTCAATTCCCGGACCAAGCACTACACGATTCTCAATGGTATATAGAAGAAGCTAGAATAAAAGGTGGATTTAACAACACTATAACCGATCTAGGTGTTAATGCTCATGCTGTTGAAGAAGAACCAGATTTACAACGAAGAGGTAATGCTATGATATATTCTGGAATATATAATTCTAGAACAGGTATTAACCAATCAAACGTGTTTTCGGTAGCTGATAATATCACTAAAGCTGTAGACCCAGCTTATGGTAGTATACAAAAGCTTTACTCAGAAGACGCTAGACTACTTATATTTCAAGAAGAAAAGGTGAGTAGTGCGCTGATAGATAAAGACGCTATATATACAGCTGAAGGCGGTAGCTTGTCAACACTAGCAAACGTGGTAATTGGCGACATTATTCCATACGTTGGTGAATATGGTATTAGCACAAACCCTGAGAGTTTTGCTGTATACGGTTATAATAAATACTTTGCTGATAGAAATAAAAATGCAATACTAATGATATCAGGCAATAACATGGTAGAGATATCTAATCTAGGCATGAAAGGCTGGTTTAGAGATAACTTAGCTTATGTTGGTGTAACTGGTAAAATACAAGGTGGTTGGGATATACACAATAAACAATATGTTGTTAGTTTACAAAACAATACCTTAAACTACAACAAAACACTAACATATGATGATGCCGTGAAAGGTTGGACATCTTTCATGCCTTGGGAATTAAATGCAGCCGGTGTTGATAATGATTTTGTTTCTACAGCATCTAGCTTGAGAAATATGTTTTTTACCACAAGAAAAAATTCATTTTATAGACATTATTCTAGCTCTGTTCCTTATAATAATTTTTATGGCCAACAAGGAACCGCTAGCATAGACTTTGTGTTTAACGATAGCCCTTCTGTTGTTAAAAACTTTAGAACAGTTAATTACGAAGGTAGTGACAACTGGAGAATGGATTTCTTATCCACAGAGTACGAGTCAACTAATACAATAAGCAGTTATGTTAATGGCGCTTATTTCTTACCAAACGTACAAGAACCTCAATATTTAGGTTTTTGGCAAAAAGAAGGTAAATACTTTTCAAACGTTGTAGCCGACGGTGTAAATAGTTCTTCAGCAAACGCTTATAACGGAAGAGTTGTTACAGATGACATTCAAGGACAGTCTGCTAAAAGCGGAGTTAAAGGAACTGTAGGTAACGTTAGGTTTGTAGCAGACAATACAAATGAAGCAGAGTTGTTTGCTGTATCAACAGTTTACAATTTTTCAAGTTATTAATAATAAAATTATAAAAATATGCCAGCAGGAGCAATATTAGGAGTAGGCGCAAATATAGTGAGTAGTATATTTGGAGCTAGCAGCGCAAGGGCAGCAGCAAGACAAGCTGCTCGCGAAAAAGCAAGACTGAAAAGAAACCTTAACAATCTTGAGCGTAGTAGACAAGAAATAGTAAATCCATACGGTGGTGTTAAAGACTTGTCTAGTCTAGCCAATGATTTATCTAGTCAAATATCAAATCCTTTTTCTAACTTAGGTGTTGCAACACAAGCGGCTGAAATGGAGATAGAGCAAGCTGATATATCGCTAGCAAACACTTTAGATACAATGATGGCAAGTGGAGCTGGAGCTGGAGGTGCAACCGCATTGGCTCAAGCAGCTTTAAAGTCTAAGCAAGGTGTTTCAGCTAGTATTGAAGCACAGGAAAAATCAAACGAAGATAAAAGAGCTCAAGGAGAACAAGCTATGCAGCAAGCCAAGTTACAAGAGCAAGTGAGAGTTCAAAGTATGCAAATAAGTGAAGGTGGTAGAGTGCAGGGTCTCACTGGTCAAGGCGAGTCTATTAGAATGCAAATGCAAGAGAATAGAGAGCAGGACAAGATTAATTACGTTAGAGGTCAATTAGCTGGCGCCGCGCAAGCACAAGCGCAGGCTAAAGCAGACGAAACAGCTGGTATAATGGGTGCTATAGGTAGTCTTGGCGGTTTAGGCGCTGCATTTGGAAATTAAAAATAAAGAATGGAAAATAAAAACATAATAAACAACCTTACTATAAAGCAAATAAACGAAAGCGACGCTTTAGCTTTTAGTAAAGACTTTGTTTCTAGAAGTCATGATATAAATTTCGACATTCTTGGTAAAGCTTTTAAAGGTACTAGTAAAGTATACGCTAAGTTAAAAATAGCTATAGAAAACAACACGTGCACTTCTGAAGATTGTCAATATGAATACGAACAATTAAAAAGATTACAGACAGCTCCTCAAAAATCTTTAGAGTTTTTAGAATTATTATTATCGCAATTAGAAATAACAGAATCCCCTAATTTTGATCCTAACAATGACTACAGGTATACAGCGGCAAATTGTATATTTAAAGAAAAGCCTGGTTTTTCTAAAAGTGACGGCTATAATGTTATTTTGAATATATTGGACGATGGTTCTCAAGAGATTATGTTTGAAGGACCAATGTTTACTACAGAGATACCTCACCCCTTAGACCCTTCTCACATGGTTGTAGTTCCAGACCCATTAATTATAAATAGTGTTGCGTTGGTTGCTCTAAGTGAATCTGACACCACTCTAGTTTCTAGTACTCCAGATCTAAACAAAGAAATGTTAGCATTAGTTACTAAAGTAGGCTTGTTTGATCCAAGTAATATTTTAGAAGACGGTTCATTGTCTCCAACGGCTGTTATAGCAGATACGTTTATATTAAAAAACCCAGACGGTTCTTACGACTACGAAATAGTAGATATAGGTAATGGAAAAGGTAGAAACATACTTAAGTTTGATTTAGATAAAATTAATAAAAAATCAACTCCATTCATAGAAGCTGAAATTGCTGGCTTAATGAGTTCTGAGCAAGAAACAGTAGCTGCTTGGAACGTTTACTTGTCAGATGGTAAATACTGGCTTTACGAAGAAGAACTGCCACTAGCTCCAAAGAACGTAGATTTATTTAAAGTAAAATACAAGGATTATTTTTACAACAACTATTTAACTCCATTTTTAACTAACCAACTACCTACAGTTGAAGAAGATTCAGCTGTGTTTGATTTAGATGAAGGTAGGAAATCAAAAGCACAAAAGTTTTTACAAGATAACAACTTAAATTAAATTAAATGACTTTAGAAGAAAAACTAATTGAATTACAAAGTGTTACTCCTCCGCTTAGTAGAGATGAAATAATAGCTGGTGTTGAAAAATTTAAGGCTTCTCAACCAAAGGTTGGTATAGATAGATTTGCTGAAGAAGCAGCAAAGAGAGAGGGTGTTGTGGAACAGGCGGATGCAACTGTAACACCCAACCAAACACCGGAGGCATCCGAGAGCGTAGATACGGTTTCTCAATCAAATCAGCCTTCATTGGCATCACTATCACAGCAGATTAATGATTTTGGTAGAAAAATTCAATCTAAACCTGTAGATAGGACTAAGGTAATTAACGACTATCTACAAGAACAATATAAAAGCGTACCAAAAATAGGTGAAGTTATAACAGCTAATGATTACGAATATAAATATGAAGCTGATGTAGACGAAGAAGGCAAATTAGATATGCAGGTTTTATACAAGGGACCTGAAGATGAAGAGTTTGTTAATGCTAGTGAAAAAGCTAAGAACAATCCAAAAAACATAAAGCTACAAAACGCTGAAGCATCTATATTATCTCAGCTAGGTTTTTTACCTGAAGAAATAAAAGAGCAAGCATATGCGATGTTGCAACCTCAGCAACCTCAGCAAGCGCAGCCTGAAGACTTTGATCCAAACAGAGAAGGAACACAATCTTTTGATGACGTGTTGTTTTATGATTACGCAACACAAGGTTCGGAGCTTGATAGAGAATTAGTGGAGTCTAGTGCTACAATGGCAGAAATTAAAGAACAAAAGGCTCAAACAAGACTAGAGCAAGTTCTTGAGGAATCACCAGACGCTCGTAAAGAGCTTGAAGAGCTTTACGCTGAAAGCCGTGTCAGTTACGAAAACGAAAAAGCTGGAATACAGGAAAAAATAGATGCTCTTCCAGCTGGTAATATAGGCAAGCTTAAAGAATATGAAAAACAATTAGTTGATTTAGAAGAAAAATATTCTAAAACAAGTTTATTGGAGAGCAAAAGTCTTAGAGTTGAATTAGATAAAGTGTTAGTTAATATGAAATCAGAAATAATTTCGAGATCTCATGAAGCTGCCACTGTTAAACCAAAAGAAGAACCTTCGATGGTTAACATATTTGGTGCTGCTTTGAGATCAGGTGGGTTAACTGGCGTTGGAAAAGTTATTTCAAAAATAACTGGAGATGTATTAGATCCTGTAGATAAAGACCTTTTAATTCAACAAGATTTTTATAAAAAAGCTAAAGAAATTTACGCTAATAAAAACGGTGTTGATGTTGATACTGTTGAAGATGAGGATGTTTATGACATTGTCAGAGACATGTATATACAAAAAATTACTGAAGAAGAAAAAACAAGGCTATATGAAGATTTATCTAAAGATCACGTAAACAACTGGCTTGGCGGAACTAAAAGTTTTAAAGACATATTTGGAGATGAGGAAAAAGAGCAAAAAGAAAACTTACTTGCTGCTTATAAAGATCTTGATTTAAGAAAGGAAGAGCTTGTTAATGCTATGGGTATTAAGTCTGTGTTTAATAATCACATGGAAAACTTAGATCTTGTAAATAGAACGTACTTAAATGAAGAAGACGCTGCCGCTGCTAGAGAGAGACTAAGAATACTTAGTTTAGATACGAAGGCTAATATTAATATAATTAATAATTCTTTAGACTCTGTATCAGAAAAAGTTAAAACAACAGCTGATCAAAAACTTTTTGCTAATCTTTATCAAAGAAACTACGGTTTTTTAACTGAGTTAGGTGGTCGAACATCCGCTATGGCTTTAGATTGGCTTGTCAATGGTAGCTTAGAAGCCGCTTCTAGATACGGTGTAACAGACCTTATTTTAGCGTCTAATCCTTTATCGCCAGACCCTATTTTAGCTAAAAAACTTGGATTACCAACACAAGGTAGAATGTTTACTAATAACATAACCAGTAGTGTTGATGGCTTGGTTGAAACTATAAATGAAGAAATGAGAATCCCCAAAACGTTTAGTGAATCTTGGGCTAGTGGTGACTGGAGAGATTGGGGTAGCGCGCTAATGACTTCAGCCGGTCAACAAATTCCTATATACGCGGTTTTAATGGGCACTGGTGGAGCTGCACTACCTTTAATAGGTTTAGCTACTGCTGGTGGCAAGTTTAGAGAAATGCAAAAAGAAATCGATCTTGGAACTGCTGACTATAATATATTCCAAATGTATACTGCCGCAACATTGACAGGAACTTCTGCGATTGCTACAGAATACGTTACACAGGGAATGCTTAAAAGATTAAATTTTTCATACAAAAACAATTTTGGTTTTAAACAAGGTTTTAATGAAACAATTGAAGGGTATTTAACAGGTCTTGGTAGATGGGCTAAAGATATGGGCGAAGAAGTCCCAAGTGAAGTACTAGACACTATAGTAGGAAATTTTGCAGATAGATACGTATTAAAAAAAGAAGGTGTAAACCTATTTGATGGTGTTGGTGAAACGGTTTTTAGTACATTATGGACAGCTGGTGTTTTTGTAAGATCACCGTTAATTGGCTCGCAGCTAATGGCGCCTTTTAGAAGTAAACAATCATTTCAAGTAGTTGGTGAAAACGCAGCTAAGATAAAAGAGCTAATGAACGAGCTCAATACTAATAAAAACTTAGATGCTGAAGGTGTTAATCAAATTAAAGATCAAATAAATCAACTTTCAGTTAATAGTATGAAGGCATTAAAAGTCGAGTTTGATCGTCTTGATAAAATGACTGATGATGAAAAGAAAGTTTTATTAGATAATAAATCTAAAGAGTATGAGATTAAAAGGGATATGAAAAAAATATCCGAAAATAACTCTTACACTAATGATCAAAAAAAATCATTGCTAGACGAAAAAAATAAACAACTTTACAGCGTACAAACTTCGTCTGCTAACGTTTTAGCTAAATATGTTCTTGAGGAAAACAAGCAAAAGAACATGCCTACTATTGAAAAATCTATTGAGAATGTTCAGAAAGTAACTAAAGAAATTTTAGACGAAGATCTAAATGTTGTAGATGACATGGATAAATTTACTGAAGAGACTGGACAACCTGCGTTTGTAGACGCTTTTGTTGATCCTAAAACCAGTAAGATATACATCAATAAAGAGTGGGCGGCAAGCGTAGGAGCTGTCACTGCTGCTGAGCATGAGCTTTTGCATAAAATTCAAAAGTCTTTATTTGACACTAACCCAGCTAAAGCTGTTGAGGTAGTAAAAGACTTTCAAAAAACACTAAGTAAGACTGAATTAGACTTAGTACAGCAAAGAATAGATGAAAACTATCGCTACGAACTAGACAGTGAAGGTAATCTAGTGTTAGATGAAAAAGGTAATAAGATAGAGAAACCTTTTGAAAAGTACGCAGAAGAATATTTTAATATATTTTCTGATCTTGTAGGTAGGGAAGAGATAGGTTTTACGGATAATCTAGGTGAGAATCTACTTAGGTTTTATAATAAAGTTAAAAACAAAATATTTCCGCCTTCCGCTGGTTTTACAAACCTAGAATTTAAAAACGGTAGAGACGCATATAATTTTATAAAAGATTATAATAAAAACATAAAGAAAGGTAAGGTTTCTGAAAGAGCTTCAGAGTTAATTAAAAAAGGCACAAAAACAACCAGTAAGGAATCAAAGCCGTCTATCACTAAAAGAGGTGCAGAATACGTTGGGCTTGTAAAAGAAGGAATTCTTACTAATGAAGATTTAGTTGATATTATAAACTCACCATCTTCAAAACCTGTAGACAAGTTTGGCGCTATAGATGCTATAGTTGAAAACAATTGGCCCGTTATAAGTAATGCTATAAAATTCAACCCAACAGGTAGTATACCAATTGAAGCTGTGAAAACAGCGGTTACCGAGCA